ATAACTTGGTGGGTTTAGGAAAGGTGTCAATGTATGATTATTCATTGACTTATCCAAAAGTTGGGTTATTTGATTTGAACCATTGAGAGTTATTGTTGAGGTATCTTGTAAACTATACCAAGCGTATAAACCACTAAAGTTTAGGGGCGCTTCCCAATTCACAATGGTTGGACAATAACAAGCCGAAGTATCTATATTCCATACTGTAAACCCACTAACACATTCTCCAGGTTGAAGAATTGGGTTAAGGTTAAAAGTAAGTTGGTGTTGACCACTAAGGATAGTTTCTGTTCCCGAATAAATTGTTCCCATATCTCCGTATGCGGTTCCACTAACCACATAATCACATAACGCATTTGCGTTGATTGTAAACGCAGGGTCATCGTGTAATGATATCTTGAAGTTCGCACAAGCAGATAATTCAACTTGTAGATATTGACTCACTGGTGTTATTGGACAAGGGGTAGGAGTGGGAGTGGGCGTAGGCGTTAATGTTGGTGTAACAGTTGCGGTTGGACTAGGACTTGGGTCTGGATAAGGGTCACACGCATTGATATCTTCAAACACAACAATGTCAGCATTTAAAACAACACCCCCAACATGGTCATTAAATCTTTCAAAGAAACTTGTTGCTTGTGCGGGTAAGGTAACATCAATTTTATCATCCAAGAATCCTCTTTTGATTACACTTAAAAATCTTCTTGCTTCCAAACTCATATCACTAACCACATCCTTTTCATTTGATAAATCTGTATTCACAATATCTGCGAATATTAATTGGAGTGAGTAAGTGGTGGTATTCTCAGCATAAGAAATATTAATAGGTGTAACAAATAAAAACGGATAAGTGGTAGTAGTTCCACTATCATTAACGAAATAAACCAAATCACCATAACCGAAATTATTTAATCGGGGTGAGTTTTGTTGTTCTTGTTTTAGATAATCCAATATCTTATGAAAACTTACATAATGTTCCATTACCTATAATTTTTTAATATATTATTATTTTCATTTTTAATCTTTCTCATTTCTTCCTTTTGTTTTTCCATGTTATCTTTCATTAAAGACGCAACAGATAATGATAAATATAAGTTTTGTTTTTCCACATCCACCATTTTAGTAATGTCTTCTTTAGCCAACATATAAGTTAATTGAAAGTAAAATCTTGCGGTAGCCTCTTTTGGAGCCATTTGGGTAGCATCTTCGTCCCCTTCATCAGTTTCTTGTTCCACCTTTTCTTCCTCTCCAAAGAATTTTTTATATTGGAAATGGACAAGTTTACGATGGTTAAAAAAAAATCGCTTGACTGAAACCAAATGCTTACTGGTATGTCTAAAAATATCTCAGCCCTTTCTAAAACCGTCTCACTATCATAAGGTTCAATTTTATATTTTTTACCCTTTTTACTAACAATAGGTCTGTATAAAATAGCCAATAATTTATGAACATTGTCTAAAATATTATCACTTGAATATACCTCCAAGTCAACCCATGCTCCCCACGCCATGGCACCAAAGTTTGTTTCCAAACCATATTCTACCCCGTCATGGATAAAAGTGGTTACCAACTCCTCAAAAGGTGGAAAGGTTACTTTTGATTGAATAAATTTATTAATTAAATCAATTGTTTTGGGTGATAAATTTTTTAATTTGTTTATGGGTAAATCTGTGAATAATGAAATTAATTCAGTTGGATTATCCAAATACTTTTTCTGGTCTTTCATAAATTGTTGGTAAAGTTTTACTGTCATTTCCTCTGGAACTTTAACAACCTCATTGTTATGTACTAATTCTATCATACTATAGTTATTTTTCCGCTTCTTTTATTTAATTCACTCTCTAATACGTATCTCGCTGCGTCTATTGAGTGATTATATTCATCAGTTGGCATGTCTAATAATAAACCATTTTTATCCGTTTTCCATTTATAGGAACCAAACTCAAATAAAATATTTTTACTCTTTTCAGTAATAAAAATATGGTGTCTTCTCATTAAATCAATTCCATGTAATATGGAGCGTTTATTGACTGGTTTAGCATTAAATTTATTTCTTCTCAATTCTTCAATATTTTGTGGGTTAGCGCTATCACACCAAATAGTGTCTGTCCTTTCAATTCCATATTCTTCTAATTTATGAATAATGTCTGGCATGGTAAGTCCTCTAGCATACATTATCTCATTAAGATAAATAGTATCATCATCCTTATAAACCTCAATTAAGGTTGTTGGGTCATTGTAACCCCAGTCCATACCTCTACCCAATAATCTTGCTTGTGGGGGTATTTTTTCTATTGTATTGAACTTATTGAAGACAAGTGATGTTGGGATACCCTTTTCACCCAAAGAATAAATCCTATATAAGTTTTCATCTTTGTCTTTTAATGATTCCAATTCCTTAATAATATTATCATCAACAAATGGGTTATCTCTCCATGTTGTTTTAAAATAATAACAATCATCTCGTTCTTCCAAATCATATACCCAACATGATAATTCACTGGGGTTTAAGTCACATATAACTTTGTCTGTTGTTCTAAAGATTAATTGATTCCAATCCTCAATCCTTAATTCATTCGCTTCATTACAATATAAATAATCTCTTTTTGAACCCCTTAATTTCTGTGGTTCATCAACGGAGAACCAGTTGATAATATTTGTTCCCAATTCATAATATCCTTCTTGTTTGTGGAACTTTGATGGGTCATATAATCCAAACATCTCCAACACTTGTATTAAGTCCTTTAATACAGAGTTTTTAAGTGATGGTAATGTCTTTCTTACAATTGATAATGTTTTGTTATTTTCTTGTAATAATTTATATACCCAATAGATTAAGATGTTGAAGGTTTTACCAGAACGGGAACCCCCTTGTGCCACCACAATTCTCTTTTGTAGTTCATCACTCTTTAACAACTCCTCAAATACTATGGTGGTACTTACCTTCATAAATTATCTATCAACTTATCAAACCATTTATCAAGGTCATAGTACCTACTACTACTTCCCATATCATTATAGGTTGCTGTTATATTTCCTTCTGGGGTGAATAATCCCCCATTTGTAAAGTTGTTCTCACCATACCTTCTTGTTGTCTTTTGTATTCGTGGATTTTTCTGTCCTTTACTAACACTACCATCATTTAACATATCATCACATACAAGTAGGTTGGGGGTGAAACGACCTAATCCTTTTGTGTTATCCCAGTATCCATCATTATATCCACCTTGAAGCATTGCGTAGTTATGATTACTTTTTTGTTCCCTACCTAATATTTCAGTTGTGGGTATCCTACAATCGTCCAACCACATTATACCCTTAGCGTATCTCATAAATCCAATTTTGTCTGGTTGTCTTTTTCCATCTTAAAGAACTTGATTAGTTCTTCCCTTGATACAGATAATCTTTCATTGATAATATCCACATACTCTGTTTCCCTTTCAATACCAATAAAATTTCTATTCAATAATTTAGAAGCAATACCCGTAGTTCCACTACCCAAGAACGGGTCTAATACCCAGTCTCCTTCCCTTGTAAAAAGGGTGATGATATAAGACATTAGTTTGACTGGTTTAGTCGTGGGGTGGTTGTTCTTTCTTAATACTGGAGCCCATTTAGGGTCGTTTTCTATACCCCCTCCATTTACTCTATTTAATACTTTCTCCTCACCAGTCATACCCAAATCCTTTTCTTTTTTTGCTGGTTTAGGAACTTGAATAAATGGATAAGTCATTTTAATATTATCGGGGAGTGCCTCAAAGTTTAGGACATTATCAATATAACTTTTTTGTCCGTGTGGTTTCATACCTATGATGATATGTTCCACTGCTGGTTTTGGTTGGAATCCTAATTTACTACCTTCGTACTTTTTAGCCAGGTCTGTTGCTGGTTCTGTAATATCAGCAGCGTTCCCGTGTGGTTTATCATCAACGAATGCGTTATTTATATCTGTATTGAACTCATAAGCATATCTACCATCTGTTCTCTTTCCAACAATTTCTCTTTCAGCACCCATTCTTTTATCAATCATTTTACTTGTGTCTGATGCTTTGGGGAATCCACTATGGTAAGTCCAAAGTAATGGACTAAACGACATATCAAACCCCGCATCTTCCAAGTCCTTTATCATACGATACAATACATCACTACGAGGTGAGGACATAACCGCAATAAATGAACCAGATTTTAATACCCTATAACACTCCTTCCAAATGTCAGTTGAAGGTAATACTTTATCCCAACCCTTACCCATAAACTCAATTCCATACGGGGGGTCAGTCGCCAGTAAATCTACTGAATTGTCTTTTAGTTCTTTTAGTACCTCAGCACTATCTCCATTAAATAAATGTTGTTCCATATTTGTTATTATTTTTTATTCTTTTATTTCCAAAGTCGGCATACTTCTCATTTAACTCATAACCAATAAATTCTCTATCCATATCCTTACAAGGTAAACCCGTAGTTCCAATACCAGCAAAGGGGTCAAGGACAACATCACCCTCATCTGTTAGTAAATTGATGAAGTATTCGGGTAATTGTCTGTGATATGGTGCGGGGTGTTTGATGTGATTATCACGAGCATATCCAGCTGTATGAAACCTAAACACATTATCTGGTCTAATACCATTTGTAAGTTGACTACTATAATCTATTGTTTTATCTTTCACTCTTTCACCATCAATAATGTTCCCGTGATTTTTTACACTCCATTGATATTTTGCTCTATCACTTGTCGCCTTGGCTGGTTCTTTCATTACCCTATCCATATAGAACTTTAACTCCTTTTGGTTCTTAACAAAATGGAATATAAACTCTGTTGTATTTCTAAATCTTTTTTTACTTCCATTTGGTATTCCGTTCATCTTATGCCAGATATAAGTGTCATAAAACTTTAATTTGGTTTCCTTTTGTGAGCGATGTATCAACTCATAAATAAAAGGGTTTCTCAATCCATTAGAACAATTATCATTGATGTTTAGAATAAAACTACCACTTGGTTTTAATACTCTGTGTATCTCGTTGAAAAGAGGTAATAACCAATCACAATATTCATTTGGTTTTTTAATGGATATATTCTTACCATAATTCACAATATCTGCGTAAGGTGGACTTGTAATAACCAAATCAACAGAGTTGTCTGGTTGTTCTTTAATCAAGTCAAAACAATCACCTTCCAAGATAATACTACTCATCATCTTTTTTATTTCTAATAATCTCAATTTGGATTTGTTTATTATCAATCTTATCACCTTGAGTTGTAACATCAACTTTGGTTTGTTCGCTCCAATGGTTACTAAACTTATTTCTCATTATTAAACTCCATAATCTTGAGTTGAACTTTTGTCCCCCATCTTCAATCATCGCACTATGTGCCATGTTGTACCAATATTGCTCACATAACTTATGATACTCGTTGATGGTTTCAGAATACTTCTTATTTCTTTTGATTAAAGCATAATGTCCTTCCCAACTTATACCCAATGTAATTAAGAAATCAGTGATATGTTTTCCTTCTCTACCAGCATCAGTGATGATATCTTTCCAACCATCTGGTATGGTGGTTTCCAATCTTGGTCTACCCCCTTTGTTTTTATCTTCTGTATTCATATGTGTTTCCAAGTTTTATATTTTATAATATCTTCTATAGTGGACTTATGACAATTAAATTTTTTAGATAAAGATATATAACCAAATCCTTTAACACCTTTTTTATAATTGTCTCTAATCCATTTTATATCTATTTCTGTTAATTTTGATAATTTTGATTTTTCACCTTTAAGTGCGTTCATTAAATTATGTGTATATGCGTGTTTTTTATTTTCACTACTACTTACCCACTCTAAATTATCAATATGATTATTTAATTTATTACCATCAATATGATTAACTTCCAATTTATTAAATTGATTAGTTATATAAGTTTCAGCGATAATTCTATGAATCATCATCATTTTTTTACTACCTTTATGACATATTGTTAATGAATAATATCCAGCATTATTTATTGATGGTTTTAATATTCTATCATTACGAATTATTTTACCATCAGTAGTTACAAAATATTCAGTATCTCTAAATCTTTTTTTATCTTTTATATCGTACATCATATATTTCTATCGCTTCTTTTATTTTGTTTATGGCTTCCTCCAATGAAGGTTTTGCCGAACTTGCTGGATATAGTTGAGCATAGGTTTGATATATAACCAATTTATCTAACTCACTATATTCAGTATTTCCTTGAATGGTTTCCTTATATACCAACTTTGCTTGTTGAATATGGTCTGGATTTGAAATATTATTCAAAGTTGATTTTTTTGACTTACAATTACAGTTTCCCATAAATTTTATATTCGTTATTATTAAAAATATCTTTTATTAGTTCAGTTAGTTCATAATCTTCCTTTTCTTTGGATTGCGCTTCCAAATGTTTTAGAAATCCAACCAACATCATTTCTTTCATCACATCGTTAGCATTTTGGATTTCCCACCTTGACGCAATTGATAATATTAAATTATTTCTCAATAATTTTTTACCCTCGTCATCATACTTAAAATATCCCATATAATAATAAATATAATTGAAATGAATAAAAACTAAATTAAAATAAAAAAAACCCCTGACTTTTACACCAGGGGTTTCAATGGGAGCCAAATAACTAACTTAAGTAATAAGTGAGAGTAATATGATAATTATCTAACTCCCTATAAATATATCTAAAATGTTTATTTAGTAAACATATTCCAATATTTTCTTTCTAATTGCTCTGGTATGTTTTTAGTAACATCATACCCAAGTTGGGTTAATAACAATTTTACATTCTCCATGTCCTCTGGTGTTTCCTTAATTGTCCAATGAAATTTCTCATAATCATCTTTTATTTTTTCCTTCCTATAATCTCTTGTTCTTTTATTCAAACAAGGTCTACAAGTTGGAATAAATGCTTGCCTATCTTTTCTAAATTGATAATTCTTGGTATTTAACTCCTTAATCTCATTACAAATATTACATCTTTTCCAGTGAATCATATTAATAAATACTATCTATAATCTATTATTTTTTTATTGCTTTTTTTACTATTACAAGAACGACATAGAGGTTGAAGATTGTTTATATCAATCGCTAGTTCAGGGTATTTAGAATAAGGTTTAATATGGTCTATTGCTATATTACTAGTTGAACCACAACATAAACATACTTTACCATATTTTGAGAATACTTGTTTTGTTAAATGAACCCATACACTATGTTTTATTTCAGGTCTTGAAGTTTTAGCACCTAGAATATTATAATCATTATTTTCATATAAAGATAATAAATGATTTTCAACACTTACATTACTAGGTATCAATATATTGTTCATTTCACAGAATAAAGATAGTAGATATTTTTTTTTGGTTTTATATGTAAAAGGAATACCATTTTGATTTAACCAAGTTTTTACTTGATTAAATACTGCTCTTTTTTTATTCAATATGATACTTTTATCTTTCATACTACAAATATAATATTTTTTTTTTATTCTAGTACTAGATACTAGTAAAATAATATCTTGAAGGGAATGGAAAGGTCATAAGTCCCCCCAGCCCCCCATTAGAAAAAAATGGTTTATTAAGGTCTGGGTTCTTATGACTTTCATAACTTGAATGGTTATGGTTGTAGGTTATAAGTCCCTGAATATACTACAAGTCAGTTAAGGTATCTCAATCTTAACATTCAATAAATAATCAATAAACTTGAAAAAATCAACAAAACTTAAATATTTATTTATTAATATGAGTAAGAGATTTGAAAAACATTTTAACTTACGCATTATGGGTAGTCATGGTTGGTTATATTTCTGTAGACAATGTGGTGATTACCTACCAGAGAATAGGTTTTACAAAAGGAGAGGTACAGCCTGGGGTTATGATAGTAGTTGTAAATTACATAAGGATAAAACCAATAAGGAGGAATATGACCCCGACATGGAATACCTTAAACTCAATCCTCTAACTGAAAATGATTTTATTGGGATGCGTAAATTTTTAAGCGAATTGGGTTATTGTTTTAATTGTAATAAGACAATCCACGAGCAATTTATGGAGAGACACCAAAAGCAATTTAAGAAAAAAAGTTAAAATTATTTTTAACTTTACTTGATTTAGTAATACTTATTATTATATTTAAAGTATAATTAAAGTGAGTAATATGAATAATGATATAATTGAGTTTTTTAATGGTAATAAAATTAAAAAGGCTCTTCTTGAAACTAACAATACAAATAGGGGTGTTAATAATATACTCAAGGTTGACGAAATTCTATGGACTAAAATTGATTATGTAAGTCCAAATAATTATACCATCACTTATGGATTTAAGAATAAAAATAAAAAGGGATGGACTTATGAGACATGGAATACATTGAGAAATAATAAATGGGATGATGTAATCAATCACATAAAAGAATCACGTTCAAAATTAAATTTAATAAATTATGAGTTACACTAAACAAATGTTTGAAAAGTTCCAGGAGGAGCAACAAACGCAGGATTATTTGGATATTGATTATCAATACCAAATATGGAAAGAAAAACAAATTACTCAATATGAGGAAATGATGTCCGTCAGAGACGAAGATTATTACCAAGAGTTAAGAGATGAGAAATTTGAAAAAGACCTAAACGATTATTACGAGAATTATTATGGGCTATAGTTTAAACAATAATGAGGAATCTAAAAGAGAGTTACTTGATGAGTGGCATGATGTTTATGGTGTCAATGAAAATTATGGTTTTTCTATTAATGATGAATCAGATGAAATTGATAATGTAACTATTGGTTTTTCCGCTTTAAGTTTGAAAGAAAAACAAGAGGTTGAAATTTTGTTAGCCTTTAGACCCGATGAGTTTTGTTGTATTGTTGAGGAATTTCTCAATGTATATAATGATTTATACCTAAATTATATTTTAGACAAAGTAATTGATGAATAATAAAAAACCAACCATAGATGAATATTTGGAATTGTCCCCGCAACTCCAAAGATATTATAGGGTGACATATCCAGAATTGAATTACCCTTTAGCGAAGAATTATAAAAATAAAATAAATAAACCAACGTTGGAAGAGTTTAATGCTTTAACCTACCATAAAAAAAAGAAATGGCGAGAAATTTATCCAACAGAATATCCTCAATCTAAAAAATACAACTATGAGAAAAAGAATTAAAATGACCCCAGAAATTGTAAGAAACATTTACAAGCGTATTGAGATGGAAGAAACTCAAGAAGAGATTTCCAAAAGATACAAAGTATCAAGAGCACATATCTCAAAGATTAAGTTAGGTATGTGTGATAATCCACCAGAACACGCAAGATGGACTTGGGTGTGGCAAGAATTAAACTTAAAAAAACTTTGATTAATTCTTGATTAATAAAATAAATTTATTATATTTATAGTATAAATAATTAAAACATGAGTAATATGACTAACTTAAAACAAAGAGACAGAGACGAAAGAATTGTCTGGCAGAACCAATCACATCTCGCTTTAGAGATATTAAAAAGTAAATTGAATGATGAATTTTCAGTATTTGATTTGGCACGAGTAACTGACGCATTAACTAGTTGGTGTGTAGATGGACGAACCGAAGAGAATATTAAAAAGTTACAAGCAATTGATTCTCACTTGGAAGCATTAACTATGAAAAAGGAATACGGATTATGAAAACTGGAGATTTACAAATTTTAGTAGAAACGGCTTTTTCTAATATACCAGCAACCAGAGAAAGTAATGATGTGTTATGGGTTGAAATAACTAAAGCATTATGTACCCTTAAAGGTATTACAACTATTGATGACTTATTTGTTGAGGTGTTAAATAGGAGAATGCCATCATCCCACTCAATAGTTGCCGCAGCGACTAATATTAGAAAAAGAAATCCTCAATTTAAACCAACAGATAATAGTTTAAGACGAAAGATGGAAATAAGAGCGGAACACGCTGAGAATTATAGAAACTCTTAAAGAGATTGGTAACATTATTTGTTCTATTCTATTCATAAAATTTATTTTTTTTTTTAATGTTACCATAGCCCCTCAATTAATCTTGAGGGGTTTTTTTATTCTTAAATCTATCATAAATTCTAATTAGATTAAGAGCCAGTCCAGTCAGTAAAAGTAATATTGTTATTTCCGCTTGAAATTGAACTAAGTAAGAAAATACACCAGCGATGGTTACGCTATTGGCAACAGTATCTTTTTCCATATCTTTAATTGTTGGAGTGTCCATACCATGTCGGAAATGCTGAACCACAACACAATGGACCCATAGCGTTATAGTTCTTTGACTTAAACTTATCCGTTCTCCAACCCCAGGCACCACTTGGTAAAGTCATGCTTGATTTGAATGGTTGATTAACCTCTGGCGGTAATTGTCCGTCATTAAGGTTTCCGTTGTTATATTCTGGGTAAAGATTTGACTTAAAGATTAAATGTCTTCTTAAAAGATTGTCATTGAACTCCGCTTGGTTTTTAGCGTTGTTCTTCATATATTGAAACATCTTAAAATCGGTTGGAGACCCTTGTTCGCTTCTGTTTTGAACCAATCCAACTGACATCCATTTCATGGCGAAATTATCCAATCCCAAATAATAGGAATAAGAAATTAAAGTTGGTTGAATATAGGTATCCAATAAATCCTTATAGTTTGAGTTTGCTGGATTATATATGGTTCCATTTCCAACAATATCCAACATCTTATTAAAAAGATTTGTTCCCAAAGATTCTTGAATAAAAATATTCTGTCCTTGTAAAATACAGAATCTTAGTTCGTCACTTTGGACATTCTCGTTAATTGCGGTATAGGTCTTTAATACCTCTTCACTTATTAATAATACATTTTTCATTATAATATTTGGTTAGGTTCAATTATTAAACTTATTTCTTGTCCTGGATACATAAGTCCAATTAAAGGTTCAAGTTCTCTGTTGATAAAATTTTGAACGGGTTTCACTGATGTATTCATAAATAGTTTATAGGCAGTATCCAATTGCTCGGCTGAACTTGTAAAACCACCTGGATTTGGTAAACCGATTAAAGAACCATCAATAATCTTATGTCCACTCATTATCTGTTTTTGTACCAAATCAAAGATGGAACTAAAATATCCTTGTTCCACATTGGACTGAATTTGTGTGATTTCTGGTTTCTCACTTTCATCACCATAAGACACAATCACTCTACCCGCATTTGAGGAACCCATATATCGGTCTTCAATTCCTCTTAAAATCTGTTCTTGTTCGTTTTGACTATCTGGTGCTTGGACTTTAAAGTGAACCCACAAACTTGGTGATAATCCATTTTGAATTGATGCCAAATTATGAACCGTGATTTCGTGGTTTAACTTAACATCATTGATGACTGATAACCAATCTGGGGCTCCATAATAGTCATATCCACTTTGGTATTGTTTGATATGAACAATCTGTCTGTCAGTATAATTCTTTGGGTCAAATTCACTAAATTCAACCATTCCGCTTTTACGCCAGTTAGCCCAATCTCTACTATAGAGATATTTTGTAATTTCACCACCCAATTCTTCGGGTTTGTGTAATCTCATATACCTTGAAGGAATAACATAAAAACCACTCAAACCTTCGCTTCTGTCTTCTCTCCATACACACTCTAAAAATACATTACCTGTGGTTAAGAACTCATAATAGATTTGTCTCGCAACATCATTAATGGTTTGTTTATGGTTAATTTTATAATCATTAATGTATCCTTGTCCTACCGCATTATCCACCTTACTTCTAATACAAGCGTTTTGAATTGGTGATGCGTCGTTTAACAAGTATAATTCATTAACAAACATGTTATCTTCACCCCAACGAACAAATAATTCATTGCGGGAAATAACCTCCTTAAAACTGGTTAAGGAAGTCATATTAAAATTTAATTTCTCTATATTAATCATTATCCTCTATATATAGTAAATACATCGGTATTCGCAGTATATGAAACTAACTCATTTTGAGTATTTCCAGTTCCTATCATTCTGGCTGTTGTCTCATACACCACATCATACGATAAATTGGGGTTTAGGTTTGTACTTGAAGTTTGTTCATATACTTTAACAAAATAATCACCAGGAATCAAATGTAAATTGGCAGTGTTATCAGCGGTGGTTGCTGTAAACACTTCGGGTTGATTATCATCAGTTCTTATACTAAACAAATCATAAGATGGGTTATAAGATACTGTGGTTGGATATTGATAGGGTATAAACCTCCAACGCTGGTTTGTTAACTTATGTTGAATTGACCATAAATAGGTTGGAGAACTCAACTGCTTGTTAAGGGAACAAGTCGCTGTCGCTACATTTAACTGACTTTGATTTAGTATTATCATCTTCCTAAAGTTGTGTTGAAGGTGTTTATAGCGGTATACAAATCATTAATTTGAGAAGCGATTAATGCGGTTCCACCGATAAATGCGACACTATAACCTCTGTTTGTTGAGTCGGTTGCTCCACCCGCTCTCCAACTACAAGTAATACCTATTGTCATATTACAAACCGCCATTGTTTGTGCGGTACTTAATAATTGAGTTGTTCCTTGATACATTTCACTATTAACTCCATCATTTTGTCCTATAAATAAATCTGCGGTATAAGTTCCGTTAGTTGTTGTTTTATAGTTCGCCATATTATAGTTAACATATTTAGTTGTCTTATCACCAAAACCTAAAGTTATCATTGTATCCGCTGAACCATCATATCCACCCATATCATACTCACCAATAGGAGTACCAGCCAATCCTTGATTAATCCAACAACCCATTATCATTTCAGTATAACTTAATGAGGTTGGGTTTAAGTGAGTATTTCCACCACTCGCAGACCTTAAACCTTTAATACCTAAAGAACTATAAGTTATACCTCCAACCCAAGTAATTCTATATGCGGCATCCAAATCTCGTGGGTCTAATAAGTTAAACTTGGTTGATGTCGCACTTGAACCAACGAAAGGATAAAACGCATCAAATGTTGACCACAATCCATAACCTTTTAAGTCAAGAACTAATTGATTAGTCGCATCTTGTTCTGTGGTGGTTAATGAACCTCCAGCAGTTGTGATTGCGTTAAAGAATGCTTGAGCGTCTGGGTCAAAATCGGGTAGCGAATAATAAGTCATTATGTCTGATTTTATACCCGCCTTATCAGTCGTTTTATTTGCGTCAAATATAACAAGTTCACTATAGTATCCGTCAAGTGAGGTAGACAATGATGGTGGGTCACCAGAACCAATAAGTAAAGTTGTGCCAATACCATTCGTTCCAGGGTTACCAGTTGTTGTTGAATAATTATTAACTTCTATTGATGATGATGAACCATCAAATATCGCTGAGAATAACGCTAAATCATTAGGTATCGCACCATCAGTAACAACTCCACCACCCGCATAAATCACAACATCTGGACCTCCAGTAGTTCCAACAAGTTGTCTTGCTGTTCCATCGTAAAAATGTCTACCTCCATTAAGAGGATTAAGATTATGTGATACTATAAACGAAGTATTCGGTTGAGAAATGGTTGTCGTGGTTCTTAAATATGTTCCATTCGTAACACCATCCCATCTTAATGAAGGTAAAGAATTACTTGTTATTAAAGTTCCTCCACTTACAATAATTGGTTGTTTAGAAGTTGATACCGCAGTTGCGTTTTCATTATTACCAGATTGGTCATACCAAGTATCAACAAATCCATCATTAGCCCCAACAAATGATAATAATGATGATGTATCTAATAAATTATTAACAAATCCTATATCTTGTGTTGTATTGTCTGATGACCTTCTAACTTTCATACAATAACCAGAATAAGATGATTTTAACTTTCTAACAGAATAACCTAATCTTCCATTAGTATAAGTATCAAATAATAAGTTAGGTATTTGAGTAGGTGTGGGTGTGGGAGTTAAAGTTGGGGTGATTGTTGGGGTCGGTGTTAAAGTCGCACTAGGTGTGGGTGTAGGACTTGGAACTGGCCCATCCGCAACAAACTCATCAACAATTCCCAATATTGGTCTTTGTTCTCCTAAATAATAAGAATACTTGGTTGGTCTAAAAATCCTGCCCATAATGTTTTTCTATCACTTCGTCAATTAGTTTATTTATATCAACATCAGTTTTTCCTTGAAAGATAAATTCGTTTTTTAAGACAAGATATTCTCCAAAATAATACAATACCTCAATGAGTATATTTGAACTCCTTAAATCCCATCTAAATTCGTTTATAATGAATTTGTCAATCAATATTGATTTGTTCGTTTTATTATCTTTTACTTTCATTCTAACATTATGTTCCAACATACCTTAATTCTGTCTTCCTAATGCTGTTTGGAAAGTAACGACTGCGGTGTTATAATTTGACGCTTCGGTTGCGTTCATTCCATAACCAATTGAAGCGAGCGCCCAATCTCTCGCACTAAAATCACCCGCACTTCCATTATTGTTATTACAAGAAATGTACATATTGAGGTTAGGTCCAACTGATATCGTTTTTGCTCCGCTTGTTAATGCGGCACCATCTCTGTAGATATAAGATGTTCCGCCAGTATTTGTCATCAACCAATTCTTCTTGGTATCACCACCATTTCCAACCGTTATAAATCCAGCACCTACACCAATGTATGCGGTATTATTACCCAAGAATGATGATAACATCGCAAAATCACCACCTACCGAGTCATATCCACCCATATCATATCCACCAGACGATTTCGTTTCAACGATATACATTGAATAGTGAATACTTCCCGCAACATCAAATTGTATGGTTCTTGGGTTTATACCAGTATCTGCGTATCCATTGGCTCCTGGTGCGACTTTAGTGGTTGAGTGAGTCCAAGTTCCATTAAATGTAAGGTTATATTGAGTTGGGTCAGCAAGGTTGAATTGATGTTCCACCGCAGTTGCTCCAACCACTGGCCACAATCCTATCATTTTAGACCATAACCCATAACCCTTCAAATCCAGAACAAGTTGATTGGTTGCGTCTTGTTCTGTTGTTGTCAATGAACCACCCGCTCCAGTGATTGCGTTAAAGAATGCTTGAGCATCTGGGTCAAATGAAGGAACTGGAGT